CGGTGGTTTCCTTATTTGGAGTGGTAGTGGAGACCTTCAAATTGGAGCAAACCAATATCCTGGCGTTGGTATGGAAATGGTTTCCGCTGGTGGCAGTTCAAGCTTTTTTTTTACAACTAACGATGGTGGTAATCTTAAAGTGATTACGGATGAGTTTTTTATTGGAACTAAAAACACCCAATTTATTAGTGGCTCCGAAGGTAAAATTGAAATTAGTTCATCAATATTTCACCTTGACCCTCAAAATAACTTATTGGTTATTGGAGCTGATGCTGTAATTAATGCAGCATTATCGGTTAATCAGTTATTCACTCCAGCAACTATCAATGGTTCACCATCAACTATTAATAACGCATCATCATCAATAACATCGGATGGTTTTGCTAAATTTGTATCAGCTAGTATAGGTGGCTTTGTTATAACTCCAACGGTAATAAATTCATCACAATTTGATACCTCTGCATCAATATCGGTTTCAAAACTTGCACTAAAATCAAATGGTCAAATTACCGGTTCTAATGTTCTTATCCAAAGATTGTTGGATGGCGACTTTTACACTTTGTTTGATACAAATACTGGTATAATTGATGCAAGAAATAATGGTAGACAAATTATATCAGATTATACCGAATATGAGTGGACCGGTTCGGTTGAAACAAAAGTAGCAGAATATTATTTTCAACTAATGCCAGGTGAAAATCGGTTAGTATACGCATTTAGTCAGTTAGCTCATAGACAAGCAAGTGGTTTAACCGGTGGTTATGTTCAAGGAACTTGTAAAATGACTTTACAAATTCCAAACACCGGTTCAGTCACAAATGGAACATTTGGATACAGCGGTCCTACGGATGGAACTTTTTTTTATGATGGATTTGTAAACGCATCTGAATATACGGTATTTGAAAAAACTTTGGGAAATATCGGAACAAATGATTTTTATTCAAGTAGAACAAATCAACCGGGAGACCAAGGATTTTATTATGAAATACCAAGTAATTTACAAGGTCGTTTAATTCGTGCAAATGTTTATTTAAAAACTCTAAATGTGCTAACGACTGGAACAAGAACCGCTGGAACTTTTTCAAGAATAAAAGGTCTTAGCGTAGTTTCAACACGACAATTTGCTCAAAGAGCTGGTGATATTACGGAAGTGTTACCTGATTTAGGTGATATTACTGCAGAATTATAAAATAGATACTTATTATTATGGGAAATTTAATTAAAGAGTGGATTAAAGGAATTCTTCTTGAAGAAGTAAAACAAGAAGTAGTGGTTTATGCTGGAAGATTCCAACCATTCCACAAAGGACACTATGCTACCTACGAACATTTGGTAAAAAAGTTTGGTAAACAAAATGTGTTTATCGGAACATCAAATCAACAAGGTGGTCCAAAAAGTCCATTTAACTTTAAAGAAAAACGAGAAGTAATGATGAAGATGTTTAACATCCCATCATCACAAATTGTTCAAGTTAAAAATCCATACCAACCAAAAGAAGTTCTTGATAAATTTGATTCCAAATCCACAGCGTTTATCACGGTAGTTGGTGAAAAAGATGAAGCAAGATTGGGTGGTAAATACTTTAAAAAATATGATGGTAGACCTGAAAGTGGATACCTTGATAGTGGGTATGTTTATGTAGCGCCCGCACAACCTAATGCAATTAGTGGAACTGACGTTCGTAATTGGTTATCAGCCGGAGATGATTCTCAAAGAAAAGCTGGATTTAAAAAAGCATATCCAAAGTTTGACCCAAAGATTTATAATTTGATTTCAACAAGATTAATGAAAGTTGAATCTATTATGGAACAATTTTTTGAATCATTTGATATTAAATCACTTTTAGAAGGTTCTGAATATGGTGCTGATGCTGGTGAGCCAGACACTATGTTTGTATTGCCAGGAAAAATTCGTAAACTTGGAATGAAAAATCCAGGTCAAAAAGATGATGTTTGGTTTGTAAATGGTGGTTGGACTCAAATGCACTTTCCAAAGGCTGATGTAATTATTGCTCCTGGTTCAAAAGGGTCATCTGATTACTATCAATACTCATCAAGAAGAAATATTCGTAATAACAAAGATTTGGAAATTCCACCTGTTAGTAATGACTTTACAAGTGCAAAACAAGGTAGGAAACAAGTAGATGTTCAAGACCTGCAAACGGAAATAGCTATAAACCTTGGTCAAGAAATTATTGAATATACCATAGGTAAAAAAATAAATGAAACCTTAATATCAGAAAAAATAGGTAGCAGATTTTTACAATTTTTAGATAAGAGTTTATTGGTTGAAGGAGGTGCGTATGGTCATATGGCTCACCCATTTGATACTGAAATGAATTTAACTTTTGGTGATTTAAAACAAATTATCAACGGAGCCCTAACAGGTGAATTAGAACTTGCAAGAGAAAAAACTGATGGTCAAGCCCTTGCGATTTCTTGGAGAGATGATATGGGTTTGATTGCAGCACGAAATAAAGGACATCTTGCTAATCGTGGTGAAAAGGCATTAGACATTAGTGGAGTCGCTTCAAAGTTTGGTGGTAGAGGTGGATTAACTGACGCATACAACTTTGCAATGAAAGACCTTACATCAGCTATTAAAGGTCTATCAAAAGCACAAAGAGACAAAATCTTTAAACAAGGTGCAAAATTTATGAACCTTGAAGTAATCTGGCCAACATCGGTAAATGTCATTCCCTATGGTCAAGCCCTATTGATATTCCACAATACAACTGAATACAATGAAGCTGGTATAGCCATTGGCGCTGACCAAAGTGATGCAAAAATTCTTGCTGGAATGATTAAACAAATCAATCAAACTATTCAATCACAATATACTATTCAAGGACCGCCGGTGACTCAATTACCAAAGTCACAAAAACTTACTTCTTTAAAATCAAAGTTTGATGGTCAGTTGAGTAAACTTCAAAAAGAATTTAACTTGAAAGATACTGATGGTGTTGCAGAATATCACCAAAAGTGGTGGGAAAACTTTGTAGATACAAAATCACCATCAACACTTGATAATAAAACTAAAATGGGTCTTGTAAAAAGATGGGCGTTTTATGATAAAGGATTTCGTTTAGATGGTAAAAGTATAGAAGACCCAAAGGTATTGTCTTGGGCTCAAGGTATAGACAAGAACGACCACGCTAAAATCCAAAAAGACAATATTAGACCATTTGAGGATATTTTCTTGGGAGTGGGTGCTGAGGTTCTTTCATTTATGAGTTCAGTTCTAACTGCAAATCCTGATACGGCTGTTAGAAGTATGAAAGACCGACTTGACCAAACAGTCAAGGATGTTCAAAAGGCGGGCGACCCAAAGAAAATTGCAAAACTAAAATTAGAATTAGAACGACTTGCTGCTATTGGTGGTAAAGACAAAATTGTTCCCAATGAGGGTATTGTATTTGTGTATAAGGGTAATACTTATAAACTTACAGGCACATTTGCACCTCTGAATCAAATTTTAGGATTGTTCTACGGAGATTGATAAATTAAAATAAAGTTATGGCTAAAAAATTACAAAACATAAAGGCAATCAAAGAAATGATTGCCGGAACACATAGAACTCAAACAAAAACTACAATTGGATTTGAAACCAAAGATTATGTAAGAAGAGAAGTTGGAGAACAATGGACCGATGAGTTTGGTAATCAATGGGAACAAAAAAAAGGATACAAGGTCAAACTTGGTAAACTTTCAGAGGTCCGTAAAGAAGTTTCACAATTTTCAAATTGTCGTAAAGAAGTTTGCACTTGCACTAATCCATCTCAAGCTGATAAAAAGATGATGGTGTATCACGGAATGTGTTTGGATTGTGTAATTGATATGGAACATCAATTAAAAATTGAAGGTAAGTTTAAAGAATACGAAAGAAGTAAGATTTTAGAAAATGCTAAAGCTTGGTTAAAACAAGCCGAAATAGAAAAAGAAATCTTAAAGACGGGATTGAAAGCTCAATACATCCTTGAAGATGGTCGTGTTGAAGAGTGGGAAGGTGGAATATCACCTGAAGAACTTGAAGCTAAAATTGATGCTGAATTTGAAAAGTTTAAAACGGAGTTTATCGCCAAGTTGGAAAACGGAAACGATTAACCATACCTATTTATTTTGTGAGGTATTATATGAAAAATAAAGAGTATTACATTCGTTTAGGTGAAGCAGTTGAACGGCTAGAAGAAAAAAACTGCCCGACTAACCCATCAAAGTGGTCTTATTACAAATCACAAGCGAAAAAAAAGTTTGATGTATACCCATCCGCATATGCTAATGGTTGGGCTTCAAAACAATACAAAGACGCTGGTGGTGGTTGGAAAAAGTGTGCAAGTGAAGCTACTGATGCTCAAGAAACTGAATTTCATACACAACTTGACAAATTAGTCCACAAAACATTTGGTAAACGTCCAGAAGAAATGGATGAAAAATTTGATAAAACACATCTTGGTATTTTACAATATGCATTTAAAGATATTGATAGAATTAATCCATCGGAGCCCGCATACAAAAGGTTGGTTGATATGTTAAATAAATTATCAAAACAAGAACTACAACAAATTGCATCAGTAGATATTAAGTTTCTTTCTCTTCTTGCAAAAAATCTTTTAACAAAAAAAGAATCAGTAAATGAAGCAAGTATTGATGTTGATGTTTATAGAAAAAAACAAGCATTCGTAATTGGTCCTAAATTTGCTGAAGTTGCATCTGATAGTGATGTAGAATTGATGGCTCGTTTAAAGATAGTAAATAGCGAACATGAGTGGCAGTTAAAGCAAAACATTAAGTCAATGGACCACCTCTACAAAAAATACAAACTTCGCTCTAAAAAAGGTATTGAAGAATCCGTTGTAAACGAATCACATTTTCAAGTTGGTGACAAAGTAAAAATGTCTCATGGTGGTGTTGGTGTTGTTAAGTCATTAGATAAAGAAGATGGTGCTGATGATGAAAAATACTACAACATAGAATTACCAAATGGTGAAGTAATGAAACACGCACCAAATGAATTAACACTATCAGTAAATGAGGGTGTTTCAAGGGATGCAGCTTACATTCACGGAATCCTACAATCAGGTCAAGATGCTACTCAAAATTTTATTGATGATAACGGATTGGATGGTGAAAAACTATCAGATTATGTGAAGGCTAATAGAAATAATATTGATGGGTATAATGTTAAACATTATATAAGTGGAGAAAGAGGTACTGTTGGTTCCGTTCCTAAACTACGTCAGGCGTTTATTAAAAAATTCAAAAAAGGTAAATCAGTAAACGAAGCGGCATCTATCTACAAAGATTGGGATGAATTTGTAAACCCACACTATATTTTAGTAACATTGAAAAATGGTAAAAAACTAAAAATAGAGAAAAAAAATGTTAAAGGTGGTACAAATGTATATCACGCAATTTTAAAAGCTTTTAACGATAATAATTACGAAATTACAAATAAAGTTGTAAGTGGAATGCTTGATAGATTAGGTGAATCGGTAAACGAATCATCAATGAGTAATATTGATATTATCGCTCAAGAAGCAAACGACTTTAAAGATTTTGTCAAAGAATTTTATAAAGAATACAAAGATTTTCCAAAAGATAAAGATACTATCAAATGGTTAAAGGGTGTTTATGATAATAGAAGCACAGCCGAATCCATTGTAAACGAATCATCGGTTGAAATTGGTGATATTGTATTCTTCCCATCAGCGAATAGTGCTGCTACTGTTGTTGATAGATTTGGTAGAAGTGTAACCTTAAAGTTGGCGAATGGTAAAAAAGTTAAAACCGTGGTTGATAAAATTAAGTTATTGGCTCAAGATAATGTAAACGAAGGCAATGCATTTACAGGCGCTTTGTTTAACGCAAGAAAAGAAGGTTTGACTGAATTTGAATTCAACGGAAAGAAATATCCGGTTCACAAACTTGAAGAAGAAGAAAAAGAAGAAACTCTTGCTGAATCAAAATTAACCAAAGATTCTTTGAAGCAGATTATCAAAGAAGAATACCATAATGTAAAAACCTTTATGGAAGAAAAATATGGATTTACTCCTGAATTGGGTAAGGTATATTCTAATCTTGCAGCAAAACCTTTTTTAAAAGAAGAAGAGGAAGAAATACTTGATGAGTATGATGTAGAAAACTATCAAGACCTAAAAGAGTTTGTTCAGTTTATGGCTGAATACAAAAGTGACATCAATGAGGCAGAATATCAAGGTAGAAAAGTAAAACTTGGTAAGATTATGCAAGGTGATGTTAAGAAGTTCAAAGTGTATGTTAAAAATGACAAAGGTAATGTTGTTAAGGTAAACTTTGGACAAGGTGGTGATGCTAAAGGTGGAACGATGCGAATTCGTAAAGACAATCCTGAAGCAAGAAAATCATTTAGAGCTAGACACAATTGTGATACTCCAGGACCAAGATGGAAAGCTCGTTATTGGTCTTGTAGAAAGTGGTAAACACTATTTATTAATAAAAACAAGTTTCGATGAAAGTTTATCATGTTTTTGTATTTCAAGAACACAGACCTGGATGTGGTTTAGATTTTACACCATTTGAACAATTAGTAGCATTACTATCAGTTGTCCGACACCGAACATTAAATCCAACAATACCCATACACCTTTTAACAGACATTAGGTCATATGATATTTTTAAATCTATGGGTATAGATACTCTTTACGATAAAGTAGAATATGATTTTTTTAGCGATTACCCATCACATAGAATATCAGATGTATTTTGGGCATCTCCTAAAGTATGGGCTACAAAAAAATTAAAAGCTCCATTTATGATAATGGATATGGATTTAGTTTTACACAAAAGTTATTCGTATTTTTATGAGTATGATTTTATAGGATTGCATAGAGAAAGTCCAACTCATTATGCAACTCCATTTAATATATCAACTCCTGAAAATTTTAAATGGAGTGATATTGAAATTGAATCTTTTTCTAAATCATTCCCAATAAACGCATGTTTGACTTATTGGGGAAATGATGAATTAAAAAACGCATTTGCTGATAGATATTTTGAATTAGTATTTGATAATCCTGGTGAATTGTATGATGTTAATTTTAAAAAAATGAGAGAACATTATTATATAAATCAATATCCGGTTCAACTATTAGCCGAACAATGGTTAATGGCTGCAAAAATACAAGAGTATAAAAAATTAAATCCAACTATGAAATTTAAATGTATGTCGGATTTAATATATGGTATGTATGGATTTATTTCAGATAAAACTGATACTTTACAAACACAATTTTATGTAGATGAATATGCATATCATTTATGGGGTGCTAAAAATCATTATTATTTAGAATCAACTGACCCAAAATATATCTCTACAAAAAATATGTTAATTACTGATGGTATGTATTTGTTAAATCAATATAATAAAAAACACCTTTATATTGATTTATATTACGAATATATAAATAAATTACATTGAATTACATACTTATTATTAGTTTAATTAAAATTTGGAAAAAATTATGGAAACATTAAAGAAAGCTTGGAACTGGTTACTTGGTAAAACTACCATTGATGAAAAAATCAAAGAAACTACTGCCGAAATTAAAAAAGAAGTAGCCGAAGTAAAGGTTGCTGTTGCAGAAGCAAAAGTTGCTGTTAAAAAAGTAATAAAAGAAGCTTCCGATGTGGCTAATGTGGTAGAAAAAGCTGCTCCTAAAAAGAAAAGATACTACCCAAAGAAAAAAGCTGCTCCTAAAGCTGAGCCCAAAGCTGCTGCTAAAAAGTAAATGAAACGATTCAATACTCAACAAATTGTAATTCTTGCGTTATTAGCATTACTAGCATATCAATTCTTTTTTGCTGGCAATCGTTACAAAAAAGATTACGAAAGAATGTTGAAAGAGCGTGAACAAGAATACAACACGCAGATTGAAAAGTTGGAAAGTCAATCGGACTCTCTTTTAAAAATCAATAAAGATATTGAAAAAGAATTAAAGAGAATTGATGTTCAGATTGATAAAAAAGATACTCAAATTAATAAGTTAAGGAAACAATATGAAAAAGATGTTGCTAAGCTTGACGCTATGTCTGATAACGACATTGCCGACGCTTTCACAGACGCTTTCAACTGAACCTAACTTAATTGCAGTTCCAAGAGCCACTCTTGAAAAAGCATTAAAAGTAAAAGCAGAGCGTGACTTGTGTGTTGAAGAATTACAACTAACACAAGGAAAAGTTGTTTTATACTCAAAGTCTATTGATTTATATAAAGTTGAAGTTGAAAACTTAAATAAAATTATCACTTCAAAAGATTTGGTTATTGTAGAAAAAAACAAAGTAATTTCTCTAAAAGAAGACCAAATTAAAGTTTTAAAAAGAGAAAAATCTTCTAAAATGTGGCAAGGTCTTTTAATTGGATTTGCTGGCGGAGCGGCTACAGTTACGTTATTGCTCGCTCTATAAATAAAAATATATGGCAAAAAGTTTAAAAGAACTTATTAGGGAAGAGTATATTAAATGTGCTAAAGACCCCGTGTATTTCTTTAAGAAATATTGCTATATCCAACACCCCCACCGAGGTAAAATTCTTTTCAATCTTTATGATTTCCAAGAAGATTTGATGAGGGAATTTGATGACCACCGATTTAATGTAATCCTTAAATCTCGCCAGTTAGGTATTTCTACTCTATCGGCAGGATATTCTTTGTGGATGATGTTGTTCCACGAAGACAAAAACATATTGGTAATTGCAACCAAACAAGAAGTAGCAAAAAACCTTGTGACTAAAGTAAGGTTTATGCACGAAAATTTACCAAGTTGGTTAAGAGGTCAAACCGAAGAGGATAATAAACTTTCTTTACGATTAAGAAATGGTTCTCAAATCAAAGCAACATCAGCAGCAGGTGACGCGGGTCGTTCTGAAGCTCTTTCAATGTTGATTATGGATGAGGCTGCGTTTATTTCCAATATTGAAGATATTTGGACTTCTTCACAATCAACCCTTTCTACCGGTGGTAAGGCCATTGTGTTATCAACTCCAAATGGTGTGGGTAATTGGTTTCACAAAATTTGGTTAAAAGGTGAGGCTGGTGATAGTTGGAATCCAATTAAACTTCACTGGACAGTTCACCCTGAACGAGACCAAAAATGGAGGGATGGTCAAACAAAATTACTTGGTGAAAAGGGTGCAGCACAAGAATGTGATTGTGACTTTATCAGTTCAGGTTACACGGTAGTTGACTCAGCAATCCTAACTTGGTATACTGAAACTTACATTAAAGACCCAATTGAAAAACGAGGATTTGATGGAAACTATTGGTTATGGGAATATCCAAATTATTCTCGTGACTATGTGGTGGTTGCCGATGTCGCTAGAGGTGACTCAACTGACTATTCAGCGTTTCACGTTATTGATGTTGAAACTGTAGAACAAGTTGCGGAATACAAAGGTAAGATTGAAACCAAACAATATGGGGCATTCCTTACATCCGTTGCTGCAGAGTGGAATAATGCAATGTTGGTGGTTGAAAATGCAAACATTGGTTGGGCTGTAATCCAAGAAGTTATTGATAGAAACTATACAAATTTATATTACTCGTATCGTGATTTAGGTTATATTGATGAAGATATTCATCTTCGTAGGGGTTGGGATTTAAAGAAAAAAGAAGATATGGTTCCGGGCTTTACAATGTCCTCACGAACACGACCTTTGGTGATTTCTAAACTTGACACCTATATGAGAGAAAAGACACCAATCATTCACTCAAAGCGTCTTATTGATGAACTATTCGTATTCATTTGGAATGGTAGTAGAGCAGAAGCTCAACAAGGGTATAATGATGACTTGGTTATGTCGTTCTCCACAGGACTTTGGGTAAGAGACACCGCATTAAAATTAAGACAACAGGGTATAGATTTAAGCCGTACCGCATTAAGTCACATTTCAAAAACAAATGGTGGGGTTTACAATGCAAGAATGGGTCAACACAACCCTTGGGTTATTAAAGATGGTCGTGGAAACGATATTGATATGACTTGGATACTTTAATTTGGTAGTGTGGTTTATTTTTTGTATATTTATAGCTTGTAAAAGTATACTCTTTTAGTTAAGAAAAACATTATGGCAGATAATTCATTATTTGGAAAACTACAAAAACTATTCGCTACCCAAGTCATCGTAAGAAGAGTTGGTAAGAATCGTTTACAGACTGTAGATTCGCAACGACTTCAATCCCAAGGTAACATCCGTGGAACATCGTATTACGATAGATTTGGTCGTTTACATACATCTCGTAGAAATTGGGAAACCTACAACCAACAATTCAACTATCACTCAAATAAGTTAGAACTATATACTGACTATGAGGCGATGGACAAAGATTCAATCATCACTTCTATTTTAGATATCTACTCCGATGAGTGTACCCTAAAGAATGATATGGGTGATGTAATTCGTATCAAATCTTCGGATGAGACTTTAAAGAAAATCTTACACAACTTATTTTACGATATCTTAAACATTGAATTTAACCTTTGGGCTTGGGTTCGTGGTATGAACAAATATGGTGATTACTTTTTATATTTAGATATTGAAGAGGGTGTTGGTATTGTAAATGTTCAACCAATTTCAGCATACGAACTTGAGCGTGAAGAAGGATTTAATCCTGATAACCCCTATGAGGTTAGGTTCAAGTTAGCAAGTATGAGTTCTTCTACCAA